CTAATGATGATGCTAATAAGAAAATACAAGAGTTAGTTGGTTTCATTAAAATTAGCCCACCTGATCAATTTGCAAATCCAGAAAATGATCAAGCAGCGGCAAGAATAAAAAGACAAGGTGCACCTAGTTTAGGATCCTTTGATTCTGGATCAGGTGATGATTGGGAAAACAAATCAACAGAAAATGATCAAGCAGCGGCAAGAATAAAAAGACAAGGTGCACCTAAATTAGCAGAAGGTGATGATTGGGAAAACAAATCACCAGAAAATGATCAAGCAGCGGCAAGAATAAAAAGACAAGGTGCACCTAAATTAGCAGAAGGCGGTGTTGTACCCGGCACATCAACTGGAACAACAGTTACAGTAGGCGAAAAGGGTAACCCAGAAGCAATTGTACCATTGGATATGCTTAAGCCCGGTATGCTTCAGAATGCTGAAAAATCAAAAGATCCAAATGCAGATGCAATGCTACTACTATTTAAATCATTGTCATCTCAAACGGCTGATGCATTTGCAATGTTTAATAGAATAGTATCTGAAGCTGAATCCGAGAAAAAGAACAATACTAAAGAATGGCAAGCATTACCAAAAGATATTCAAGAAAGTATAACAAAGAGTATAGCTGATTATAAATCAACAATACCTGATATTGCAAAACAGTTTGCTGGACAAAAACAACTGATGAATCAAATTGATTCTGATCCAAAATTAAAAGTTAAAGATCCTGAAACTGCAATGAAGAATCTACTTAAGATGGTAGATGCTAATGACGAATTAGCTGGCATTGGTACTAAACAGCTTGAAGCAGCATTTAAAGACTTAGAACAAGGTAAAGATGGCAATAAACTAACTGATTTAAATAATAAGTTAACTGAAAAATATACATCTATCATAGATGATAAGTTAATTAAATCTATCAATGTAGAAGCTGACACTAACGGAAAATTAGTTATTAGTATGAATAAGGTAACTGAAATGTTACCTACTACTGTACAAAAAATTATAGATGCTGCATCAAGTAAAACCGGCACAGCCTCGTCAGGTGCTGGATCCGGCGGAGCCGGAGGAAGTGCTGCTGCACCAGCTGGGGGAGGTAGTGCTGCTGCACCCGCGAGCGGCAGTGGCCCAGGCGGAAGTGCATCAGCGCCTGCAAGCGGAGGTGGCGCATCACCAGCCGGTGGCAGTTCAGGCAAACCCGGTGAAAGCGCAATGTCAAAATCAGGTGCTGCCGGTGAAGTACAAACAGGTTCATCAGTTAACACAGGAAAAGAAATTCATACAGGAGGAACAGTTTCTTGGCGAACTAACAATCCCGGTAACGTTTCGTATGGTGATTTAGCTAAACAGTATGGTGCAATAGGAACATGGAAGAACCCTGACGGAGATCAACAACAGAAAACCACCGGCATTGCTATCATGCCTTCAATAGAAGATGGTGATAAATTGAAAATGGGACTATGGAAACGTCCCATGTATATTGATAAAACAATTGATGAAGGCGTGGCGCAATGGACTGGCACAACAGGTTTAGGATCAGCTTATGCAAAAGATTTAGCAAATGCTGCCGGCGCAACCATGGAAACCAAGATACGTGCGTTGTCAGAGTCACAACTGATGTCAATGGTTACTAAACAAAGACAATGGGAAGGATTTAAACCAGGAAAAGTTGAACCAGTAGCAGCATTTGATGGCGGCGTGTTTGAACCAAAACCGGGCGGAGTACATGTAAATCTAGCTGAAGCTGGACTAAGAGAAGCCGCAGTTCCATTAAATCCGGGTGAAAAGATTAGAGTAGAAAAATCAGAACAGGAAAATAATCCTCCAAAGAAAGAGCCATTGTCTACTGTAATGGCACCTGATACCCCTGCAAGTTCTAATTCAAATCAATCCGCTGATATATTAGCAGCATTACATGAACTTATGGAATCAAAATTTGATTCAATGATATCTGCATTGCGTGACGGTAATGATATCTCCGACAAAATATTAAAGTATTCTCAGGTTTAACACTAAATACTAGATAATATTATGACCTACAAAAAACGTTTTACGAATAAAAGTGGTATTTCTAGTCCAATCGGTGGAGGAAATAGCAATACCGGTGCATGGAACGGCAGTCCTGGCCAGAACGCTTCATCCACCGGTGGCTGGAATAACCATGAGATGGGTTATAAAAACTATATGTCTAGACTTCCAGAAGTCTATACAGGTCACCCAAATCGTATTGAACGATACAATCAATATGAAATGATGGACGTTGATGCTGAAATTAACGCATGTTTGGACATCATTAGTGAATTCAGTACACAGAAAAACGAACATAATGATACCCCATTCAATCTAGCATTTACTGAGGATCCAACCCCTCACGAAGTAGAATTGCTTAAAACACAACTACAACAATGGTGTAAACTAAACGAATTTGGAACAAGAACATTCAAAATCTTCCGTAATACTATCAAGTACGGGGATCAAGTTTTTGTACGTGATCCAGAAAACTTCAAACTATACTGGATTGATAATACTAAAGTTATTAAAGTTATTGTTAACGAAAGCGAAGGCAAGAAGCCTGAACAATATGTTATCAAAGACATTAACATTAACTTACAGAATCTTACTGTAGCACAAAAAACTAATTCAGACTTTGCTGCTAACCCAGCAACTGGCTTAGGTGGTACAGGTGGCGGCTCAGGTGGCGGTGGCGGTGGAGGATATACTGTTCCAAGTATGCCCTATAATACTACTGGTAGTCGTTTTACATTAGGACAAAGCGAAAGTGCTATTGATGCTAAACACATTGTTCACTTGAGTTTAACTGAAGGACTAGATCGTTTTTGGCCCTTTGGTCAAAGTATATTAGAAAACATTTTCAAAGTTTATAAACAAAAAGAATTATTAGAAGATGCGGTTCTTATCTATCGTGTACAACGTGCGCCAGAACGTAGAATGTTTAAGATTGACGTTGGTAACATGCCAAGTCACTTAGCTATGGCGTTCGTTGAACGTATTAAGAATGAGATTCACCAAAGACGCATTCCATCAGTACATGGTGGTTCAGCAATTGTTGATGCTACATACAATCCATTGAGTATGAACGAAGATTACTTCTTTCCGGTCACTGCTGATGGGCGTGGTAGTAGCGTTGAAGTATTACCCGGTGGACAAAATCTTGGTGAAATTGATGACTTGAAGTACTTTAACAATAGATTAGCACGTGGTTTACGTGTCCCAAGTTCATACTTACCCACTGGCCCTGATGACAATACTACTCCATTAAGTGATGGCCGTGTTGGTACAGCAATGATTCAAGAGTTTCGTTTCAATCAATATTGCGAACGTTTACAGAAGTATTTGAGTCATAAACTAGATGAAGAATTCAAGTTATTCTTGCGTTGGAGAGGATTTAACATTGATTCTGGTCTATTCACACTAGAGTTTAATCCACCGCAAAACTTTGCTGCTTATCGCCAAAGTGAATTAGATACAGCTAGAGTTGCTACATTCCAAGCTATGGAAGCGTTTCCTTATATGAGTAAACGTTTTGCATTAGAGAGATTCTTAGGCTTAAGTGAAGAAGAAATCAACAAGAATGAGAAGATGTGGCGTGAAGAAAACGGTAAAGATACTGATGTTGAAGCTACAAGCAGCGATTTACGTAACATTGGTGTTAGCGCCGGCGACATAGATAGTGATATGGAAACTGCTGATAGCATTGAAAATCAACCGGAAGAAGGTGCTCAAGGTGGTCCAGAAGTTGCAGGTCCAGTAACAGATGCTGGAAACACTCCAGGTGGAATGCCAGCACCGACCGGTAATGCAATGTAAGATAAATACTATTCTATGAGACTTATGGAAATGTTTAATCCCGCCGTAGAAGGCTACCAAGATGTTGAAGCGGACAACAGCAAACCAAAGTGGAAAGAAAGCCGCAAAACAAAACTAACACTAAGACAGATACGTAAACTTAGAAAAATGTTAGATGTTCGTAATTTTGAGAAAGCAAAATATATCAAAAAAGTACACGAACAATATGGAGCAAAGCCAGAGGCTGATACTCCAACCGTATAAAATCTCTTATCTCTCCTAAAAACGTAAAAAAACAGTACTTATAACACTGTTTGTTAAGATATGGTGTAAATATAATACAAAGCCATTACTTAGGAGAAACAAACAATGGACCACAAAAAATTTGAACAACTTATTGATTTAATTATCAACGAGAACGAAGAACAAGCCCGTGCATTATTCCATGATATCGTAGTTGAAAAAAGCCGCGAAATCTATGAAGATATAATGTCCGATGAAATGGATGAAGGCATGGAGCCAGGCGGTGAAGTAGGTCAGATGATGGCTGAAATCAGTGCTGAAGAAGAAGGCATGACCGAAGAGGAAGAAGAAGAAATTGACTTTGATGACGACGGTGATGACGATATCGTTGATATCGAACATGACGATGATATGGAAGGTGACGGCACCGAAGATCGTTTAGTAAGCATCGAAGATAAGTTAGACCAATTGATGGCTGAATTTGAAGAAATCATGGGTAACGGTGATGACATGGATCACGAAGAACCAGATGCAGACAACATGGGTGGCCCAAGTGACCATGATGATGACAACATGGGTGACGAAATGGGTATGGGTGATGACGAAGAAGCTATGATGGAAGCAATCACACTAAAGAAAGTTTCTGTAACACATGGTGACAATGGTCAAAACACAAAAAGCACAAGTTTAAACAACAGTGGACAAGCTGGAATGGACAGTCGTCCAGTAAAGTTCAGTGGCGCTAGTGAGACAGTTCCTACAGGCCCTAAAGGCGCTAGTAACTTCTACTCAAAAGGCGAGACACAAGTAAAAGACGCTAGCAAGTGGAAGAATGCTCCAGCACAAAACAATGCTGATTTAGAAAAGGCACCGGCTCCTAAAAAGGCTGATGATGGATCCAATGCTAAGAGTCCAGTTGCTGAATCACGCAAGACCGTAAAGCGTAGAATATAAGGAATCTGCGAGAATGGCTTTGTATCTCAAGGAGCATTTAACTTTTGACCGTGCCAGCATGGTGGTTGAAAGTGTAAATGAAGGCGATAAGAAGAACCTTTATATGAAAGGTATCTTCATTCAGGGCGGGGTAAAGAACGCTAACGAGCGTATTTACCCTGTTTCCGAAATCGAATCCGCTGTACAAACATTAAACGAACAGATTACAGAAGGTCATTCTGTATTAGGTGAAGTAGATCACCCAGATGACTTAAAGATCAACCTAGACCGTGTATCACATATGATTACTCAAATGTGGATGGACGGTGCTAACGGGTTCGGCAAGTTAAAGATATTACCAACTCCAATGGGGCAACTAGTTGCTACTATGTTGGAGAGTGGTGTCAAACTCGGCGTATCAAGTCGTGGAAGCGGTAACGTGGACGACATGAACGGCAAAGTAAGTGACTTTGAAATAGTCACCGTGGATATTGTTGCACAACCAAGTGCTCCTAATGCTTATCCTAAAGCAATCTATGAAGGAATGATGAATATGCGTCATGGTCATAAGTTGTTGGATTTAGCAAAAGATGCTCAGGGCAACAAGAAAGTAGAGAAATACTTGAAAAGCGAAGTCCTTCGTCTAATCAAGGATCTCAAAATTAAATAAAGGGGAAACAGCATGTTTGATGCTATCAAGCCATTACTTGAAAGTGGACTTATTAACGAAGATGTAGGCCTTGCTCTTAACGAAGCATGGGAATCTAAGTTAAATGAGGCACGTGAGCAAGTACGTGTTGAATTACGTGAAGAATTCGCACAACGTTATGAACATGACAGAATCGTAATGGTAGAAGCCCTAGATAAAATGGTTACAGAAAGTTTATCAGAAGAAATTCAAGAATTTCAAACTGAAAGACAAGCAATGAACGAAGACCGCGTACAAGCTAAACAACAATTGCGTGAAAATGCAGTTAAATTCAATAATTTCATGGTTACTAAACTAGCTGAAGAAATTAAAGAATTACGCAGTGAACGCAAACTACAAATGGAAAGTCAAGCTAAACTAGAACACTTTATTGTTCATGCATTAGCACGTGAAATTAAAGAATTCACACAAGACAAACAAGCTGTAGTTGAAGCTAAGGTTAAGTTGGTTGCTGAAGGTCGTCAACAATTAGAAAGATTGAAGTCACGCTTTGTGACAGAATCTGCTAAGAGAATGAACGCAGCCGTAACTAGTCATCTAAAGGGTGAATTAAGCCAATTAAGGGAAGATATCAAGGTTGCTCGTGAGAACGACTTTGGACGTAGAATATTTGAAAGTTTTGCAAGCGAGTTCTCAGTTACTCATTTAAATGATAAAGCTGAAACACGTAAACTAATGAATGCGCTACAATTGAAAGACCAACAATTAGCCGAATCTACTAACGTAATCAATCAAAGTAAGAAATTGATTGAATCTAAGGAACGTGAAGTTCGTATCATTAAAGAGTCTAATCAGCGTGAAAAAATGATGAGTGATTTACTTGCTCCATTAAACGCAGAGAAAGCATCTGTAATGAAGGACTTACTAGAAAGTGTGCAAACACCAAAGTTGCAACACACTTTCGACAAGTATCTACCAGCAGTTCTAAACAGTGGAACAGAGAAAAAGACTACCAAGCCTATTCTACGTGAAAGTGTTCAAGAAGTAACTGGTGATAAATCTGCCAAACCACAAGAAGTAGATATGGATCAACGTGATAACGTTATCGATATCAAACGCCTGGCAGGGCTATAAAAGACATAATTTAGGAGAATATAAAATGTCAAAAGTATTATTAGAAGGCCGTTGGAACGAGACCAAGGAAGCCCTGTTAGAAGGTCTAAAAGGAACTCGCCGTTCAACAATGGGTGTTATCTTAGAAAACACCAAAAAGCAACTACTTGCTGAAAGTTCAGCCGGTACAACAACTGCTGGTAACATCGCTACATTAAAC